GCGGCTTTAGATAGAATAATTGATCAAGTAAAAAATACTGATCCAGATCCTGTTATTAATCTTAATCAAAGATTAGCTGAGACTCAGTTAGATCCTATGGGTACTTTGGCTCAAGAGGTAATTCCGTCTACAGAGATAGCTACTAACATGGGTTCTGTGATGGACAATGTTCCTGTTCAATCTGGTTATGGAATATCTCCTTCTGGCACTGGACAAGATGCTCTTGCTGATTTGTTGAGTGGTGGCGTTAAAAGCAGAGCTGTTGATGATGGCTTTACTTTTGACAATTTGAAAGATCTTTTTGAGTTACAGGCTATGCAAGCGGCTTCTGCTCAAGATACTAAAGGCACAATTGCAGAGGGCATTTCAGATGCTGGTGTAGACGCTTTCTTTGCGCCACGGTTTTTGGCCCCCGGAATGGATGGCCCTACTCCTACACAATTAGCCACTCAACCGATCCCGGACGAGCTTTCTGGTCAATCTCCGTTTACGAGTGGTGGCGTCCCGTCACCATTGCAGCAAACCATGGAGAGTTACTTTGACCCGTCTTTCATGGGTGAAGAGAATTTGGACGCTACACAAACTGACTTGAAGAGCTTGTTTGGCGAGGACTCTGATACTTACAAAAACATTATGGAACGTTCTACGCCGTTTGAGTCAGGGACTTTCCCGACAGCGGCAGGTATTCTGGGCAAGGCCATGGGCGGTGCCAATATCAACAACATCATCAACAAGATTAATGAGGGTGGTGTTCCGCAACTTGATGCACAGGGTAATATTCAAGGTGTTGTCCATGATGGGTTCTTTGGCAAGGTTTATTCAGGAAACGAGGCATTTAACCCGTTTGCTGGGCCGAAGCCTGAAAAGGATGACGGTTGTCCTCCGGGTTTTGTAAGGGTCAACGGAGCTTGCACTCCGATTTCTGCATCAACGACTCCTGAGACTGAGGCACCTTTGACAGTAGCACCGCCTATGATTGACCCCACCTTGCCTGTGACTCCACCCAATCCCACCGATGTTATTGTTCCAAGCACACGCACTGATGTACCCGTGACTGTTCCCGTTGTTTCCCCTGCTCCTATTGAGTCGATACTGCCGCAAAATCTCTTGGATCTTTTGCAGGCTAGGCAACCTGTAAGATCTTTTGCGGATGGCGGTGCTGTATTGGATGATGCGGCTGGTCGTTTCTTGGAGGCGTTGACGGCAGCGTAGCCAGATGAATGATTTTAACATACCCACGGAGTTCCTTACTGATGCAGAGTTGGAAGCTCTAGGTAAGCACCTAGACAAGTACAAAGAATTGCATGAGCGGGACGAGTTTCAAAATAATTTCTTGGATTTTGTTAATCATGTCTGGCCCAGCTTTATTGCTGGTTCTCACCACAAGATATTTGCAGAAAAGTTAGAGCGTGTTGCGAGGGGCGAGTTAAAGCGTCTGATTGTCAACATGCCTCCACGACACACGAAGTCAGAGTTTGCTTCTTATTTATTTCCTGCTTGGGTCATGGGCAGGAGTCCAAGCACAAAGATTATTCAGGCAACGCACACGGCGGAGTTGGCGGTAGGTTTTGGTCGTAAGGTCAAGAACTTACTGGACAGTGAGATATATCGTGATGTTTTTCCTGATATGCAGTTGGCTAGGGATGCGAAGGCGAGTGGTCGTTGGTCAACGAATGAGGGTGGTGAGTATTACGCTGTTGGTGTGGGCGGTGCGCTGGCTGGTCGTGGTGCGAACTTGTGTATTATTGACGATCCTGTTTCGGAGCAGGATGCGTTGTCACCAACCGCGTTGGATAATATCTACGAATGGTACACTTCAGGACCGAGACAGCGACTACAACCGGGCGGGTCGATAATCATTGTGATGACACGGTGGAGCATCCGCGATTTGACGGCGAAGGTTTTGCAGAAGCAAGCAGAGGGAGGGGCGGACCAGTGGGAGGTCGTGGAGTTTCCGGCGATATTCCCCGATACCGACAACGTGTTGTGGCCCGAATTTTGGAGCAGGGACGAGCTAGAAGGCGTTAGGGCGTCTATTCCTGTTGCCAAGTGGAACGCGCAGTATCTTCAGAACCCTACGGCGGAAGAGGGCGCGATTATCAAGAGGGAGTGGTGGAATGTTTGGGAACGTGATGCTCCTCCTCCGTGCGACTACATCATCCAGTCGTATGATACGGCGTTCACTAAGTCAGAAAGGGCCGACTATTCGGCTATTACTACTTGGGGTGTGTTTTATCCTGACGAGGGTGATGAGGCAGCGATCATATTGTTGGACGCTGAAAAGGGTCGATGGGAGTTTCCAGAGCTTAAAGACCAAGCGATGCGCTTGTATCAAGAATATGAACCTGACATGGTTTTGATTGAGCAGAAGGCGTCTGGTACGCCTTTGACTCAGGATTTGCGTAAAGCTGGCATACCTGTGAGTGGTTTTACTCCGGGCAGGGGTGCTGATAAGTTTTCTCGTATGAATGCTTGTGCGCCTGTATTTGAGAGTGGAATGGTTTGGTGTCCAGATGTTAGGTGGGCAGATGAGGTTGTTGAGGAATGTGCCTCGTTTCCTAACGGTGAACATGACGACTTGGCTGATAGCATGACACAGGCTATACTACGTTTTAGACAAGGCGGCTTTATTGGGACTCGTAATGATTACGAGGACGAGGATTATTCTAATTACAGGCGCAGCAGGGAGTATTACTGATGGCTGACAAGAAAAAAAGTAAAGACAGGTTAGAAGATCTTGTTGATCTTGTTTTGAAGAAAGAAAGAATTGATTTTGGTAAAAGGGCTGCTAGTGGTGAGAAGAACGCTGCTGGTGTTCCTCTAAGCACCGTTGAAAAACTTACTAGCGGCACAGGTACTTATACTTATGATGATGCTCCCATGCGCGAGTCTCGTAAGAAAAAAGCCAAAAAAATGAAAAATGGCGGTGCGGTCATGGCTGGTCGCGGCGGTAACTTTAAGGGTATTCGTTAATGTCCAGCAAGAAGCTTACAGCTAAAGCTCGTGAGTTACGCAAGCGTCAGCTTGAGCGTCTTGGTCATGATGAAGACAAGATTATTGACATACTTGAGTATGAATTTGATTTGGGTTTAGGAACGGCCCCCGGTACGCCACTAAGGGGTAAGAGATACAAGCATGGTGGCGCAGTTTTATCAGGCCGTGGTGGCATGTTTAAAGGAGTGAAGTGATGGCTGATTTAAAAGAAGTTCCCGCAGGCAAAAAAGGCAAAGGCTTGTCTCAGCTTCCTACTGAAGTCAGAAACAAGATGGGCTTCATGAAGGATGGCGGTGAAGTTACTCCTCCAAAGCCTTTGCCAAAGGACTCAAAAAACGCCAAGGGACGCCGTTTGAAGCGTTCACCCGGCAACAAGAACGAAGCTGGTGGCGATCCAATGAAGCCAATTCGTATGAAGGATGGCGGTGGAGTTTGCCGTGGCGGCAAGTCAGCTATGCGAGGCACACAGTTTCGTGGTGTCAGATAGGAAGAAGATGCTGTATAAGGGACAAGAGGCTGGCCTTTGGCTAAAAAGCGTTGCTTCTTGCCCTTCTGCGGCGCTTTGCGGAGTTCCCACACCATCCGCGCTGGGGTCAGCCTCACTAGGAGTTTAAAATGGCAGATGATGGCATTTTGAGCGCATTTAACGCTCCTCCGGCATCTCAAGAGATGTTTAAGGAATTGGCTGACAAGACCAATGTGTTTACAGATCCTCTTGGAAGTGAGACTCTTGGTGCTGTAAATCGCGCCATTGTTGGCGCACCTGTTGATGCTATTGATATGATGGGCCGTGCTGGCGAGACTGTTCTGCGCGGCGCGGCGAAAGCTGGCACAGGCATTATGAAAGCGTTAGGAGAAGATGATGCAATGGCGGAAAGGTTTGGTCGAGATATCTACCAAGCTGGCATGGTTAGCGGTCCAGCCACTGCGCTTGCACCGATACGTCCTAGAGGCAAGTCAAATAAGACGCTTGTGCTTGAGGCGCAAAAAAAGAAGATGAAGTCTCCTGCTGGCAAACGTGCTTTGGATGAAGACTTGGAAGAAGCTGCGATTACAGACGCATTTGCCGATGCAGCGGATGATATGACTGTTATGTACGCTAGAAACACTGGTCGCATGGACGATGAGATTACAGATCAAGATATGCTAGATATTTTGACTGATTCTTATTTCACTAACAGAGATCGTGGTATGTCAAAGAGCGACTCTATTGCGGAATCTTTGTTTGAGTCTGGGTTAGATGATGTTGCTGGGCCTATGCTCAAGCGCCTTGACGCTGATTATAATTTCAGATCATCTAGTGCGATGAAAAGAAAGCAAGAGGGTGCTGCTTCAAGAAGAAGCTTGGAAACTCAAGCCAGACTTGCAAAGCAACCTAAAAATCCTGTTAAGGTTGTTTCTTTGGAAGAGGCTACAAGAAGACAGAATGAGATTAGTGGCATGGGGCTTCCAGATAGAACCGTGCCTCAAAAACCAAATTTGACAGTTATTGAAGGTGGTTCAAAAAAAAAATTAAATCGTGATGAATTGTTTGAGGTTATGGGTGAAGATGGAGCTATGATGGAGTTTCCTGAGATTGGGAAAAATGTTGATAAATACATTTATGATTTTGATTTTAAGGCATTATCAGACGCTGCTCTCTCTCCTGAATACTCTAATTACAGTAAAGTAATGAAGTCTAATTTAAGATCTGCATTCCCAAGTGGGAAAATTCCTGTGTCTAGGACTGAAGGTTATGCAACAATTGGCGCTCCTAAAAAAACAAATGATTACATTATAGATATAAATGATGTTTTGTTTGTAGGGTATGGTCCAGAAAAAGAATTAATTGTTAAAGGATCTGTTGCAAATAAAAACAGGCCTGTTTCTGTAGCAATAAAGGATGAAAGTTGATGGCTGTTGAAAAAGGAATAGGCGCTGGAGGACTGAATAAAGCTTCTCCCGCTCAAGAAGAAGCAGAAGTAGATTTCATCACCATGCCTGAAGACCCCGGCGTCATGGAAATGGATGATGGATCTGTAATTGTTGGCGAGATTACACAAGAAGTTGCTCCTATCGACATTCCTTTTGAAGCTAACCTTGCTGAGTTTATTGAAGACAATGATCTGATGCGTATATCGTCAGATCTTGTTGGCGACATTGAAGAGGACATGTCCTCACGCAAAGATTGGGAAGATACATACAAGCGTGGCATTGATTTGCTAGGCATGGAGTATGATGACCGCACACAGCCGTTTGAAGGCGCTACAGGTGTGGTTCATCCGTTGCTTTCAGAGTCTGTAACGCAGTTTCAGGCTCAAGCGTACAGAGAAATGCTGCCGTCAGGTGGCCCTGTCAGGACTCAGGTTGTGGGTGCTGAAACACCTGAAGTCTCTGCACAGGCAGAGCGTGTAAAACATTACATGAATTACATGCTCACCTACGAGATGGAAGAGTATGATCCCGAAACAGACCAAATGCTCTTCTATCTCCCTATCGTTGGGTCTACTTTTAAAAAGGTTTACAACGATCCACTGCTGCAAAGGCCTGTAAGTAAGTTTGTGCATGCGGAAGACTTGTTAGTTCCGTATGGCGCGACTGATTTGCTTACATCGCCTCGCATCACGCACATTATCCGCATGGATAGCAACGAAATCCGCAAGATGCAGCTTGGCGGTTTTTACCGTGATGTTGATTTGCCCGGAGGAGGGGGCGATACGCAGTATTCCGAAGTCCAAGAAGCGATTGACGAAGCACAAGGCGTACAATTATCCGGTGTATCCGAAGAAATGACGATCTATGAGGTTCATACCTCACTGGATCTTGAGGGTTTTGAGGATATGGGGCCGGATGGAGAGCCAAGTGGACTAAAACTGCCTTATATCGTCACAATTCTGGAGTCATCAGGAGATGTTCTGTCTATTCGTAGAAATTATGATCCGACAGACATGCTTATGAAGCGACAGCAGTATTTTGTACATTACAAATTCCTGCCCGGACTTGGCTTCTATGGCTTCGGCCTTACACACATGATTGGTGGCCTTTCACAAGCCTCCACAAGCATCCTGCGTCAGTTGATAGACGCTGGTACCCTTTCCAACCTTCCGGCTGGCTTCAAGGCCCGTGGGGCGCGTATTAGGGATGAGGATGAGCCATTGTCGCCCGGTGAGTTCAGGGACATTGACGCTGCTGGCATGGATATTCGTCAATCAATCATGACACTACCATTCAAGGAGCCGTCAGGGACGTTGTATAACTTGCTTGGCACTCTTGTTGACTCTGGGCGGCGTTTTGCGTCCATGGCTGACATGAAGATTAGTGAGATGGGCGGTGAAACACCTGTTGGCACGACCATGGCGATTATGGAGCGTGGAACAAAGGTGATGAGCGCGATTCATAAGCGCCTTCATTATTCACAGAAGCAAGAGTTCAAGCTTCTTGCTAACGTGTTCGCTAGGTTTATGCCGCCTGTATATCCTTATGCAGTTCCGGGTGCGCCACAAGAAATCAAGGCGCAGGACTTTGATCAAAGGGTTGATGTTCTGCCTGTTTCTGATCCAAACATATTTTCAATGTCACAGCGTATTGCTTTGGCTCAGACGCAATTGCAGCTTGTACAGTCTAATCCAGAAATTCATGGTGGGCCGCAGGGTATGTATCAGGCGTATCGTCAGATGTACGAGGCTCTTGGTGTTACAAACATTGATCAGATCTTGCCAAGACCACCGCAGCCACAGCCCATGAACCCAGCAAGAGAAAATCAAGAGGCGTTGCGTAATCAGAGGTTGCAAGCGTTTCCAGAGCAAAATCATCAAGCGCACATTGAGGCCCATGTTGCTATGATGGCTACTCCTGCTGCTCAAGCTAATGCTAATGTGATTATGACACTTCAGGGTCATATTCAGGAGCATATTGGCATGATGGCTGAAAACATGGCGCAACAGGAAATCATGCAAACCATAGATCCGCAGCAACAAATGATGATGCAGCAAGATCCTATGATGATGCAGCAAATGCAAGTACAGGTGGCTAACAGAGCCGCAGAACTGATTGGCGAACTGACAGAACAGTACGCTCAAGCAGTTGCTCCTGCTGATAACACTGATCCGTTGGTAGCAATCAGACAGCAGGAGCTTGCTTTACGAGGGGCAGAGATCCAAGAACGTGCTAGACAGTTTGAGGAAAGACAGGCTTTTGATCAGGAAAAAGAGCGTAATGATGTTCTGATTGATCAACAGAGGCTTGATCTGCAAGATGAAGCGAATCAAGAAAAGGTTCGCGTTGCAGAGGAGCGCATTAAGACGCAGCGTGACATAGCCGCTGCTAATATACAAAACAGGAGGCAGTAATGTCATCAAGCTCAATCAGTCGTGCAGTAGCTGAAGTTGAAAAGTCCAAAAAGGTGGAGCGTAGAAATGCCATTGAAAAAGGGGAAGAGCCAAAAGACAATCAGCAGCAACATCAGCAAGTTGAGGTCGGAGGGATACCCGCAGAGGCAAGCAGTGGCGATAGCCCTGTCGCAGTCAAAAAAGCCCCAGCGAAAAAAGCCCCAGCCAAAAAGAAAGCTTCAGCGAAAAAAGCCAGTAAGAAAAGCTAGTGGCGGAACGGTATCTCGTTTCTCTCGTATAGCTAGGCCGCAAAGGTTTCTTGGAGTTAGATGATGAGTGATAATACACGCCGCACTGATGGTCGAACTGATAGAGAGATTAGAATTATTGTTATGTCTGGTGACATCACCAATCTTACTGACAAGCAATATGATAGACATCTTGAGATGGAAGCGGCTAAAAAAACCGTTGCTCCGAAAAAGTTTTCCAAGGGCGGCGTTTGTCGCGGTCAAGGAAGTGTCAGAAAGATGGGTAAGTTCAGGGTTAGTTGATGGCTAAGAAGTTTCAAAAAGGCACAGCATACGCTAAGTATGACTTAGACGGTGATGGTGAGATCACTGACGAAGAGCTTGAACACGCAAAAGAAATACGCGAAACAGAGCGTGATTTGCGTAAAAGCTTGGCTCAACTTAGAATGGCTAGGTACACATTAGTTGGTATGGGTGTATTTACTGTGGCGATGTTCGCTATGCCTGTTGAAAAGATTGAGGCTTTGTCTGACATAAGCAACTTATTCTACATCAGTGGGGCTGGCATAGTTGGAGCTTACATGGGTACAACAGCTTGGATGAGTAGAAAATGATACAAGCTCTAATAGGACCGATCTCAGGACTCGTTGGGTCATGGATGGATTCAAAGACGGAAGAGCAGCGGGGCAAGTCCGCTGTTGCAAAAGCAAAGGCAGAAGCTGAAGCGCAAGTTATGGTTTCTGCTGCAACTTCAACCGCAGATTGGGAGCGGTTGATGGCGAAGGGCAGTCAAAATTCGTGGAAAGACGAATGGCTTACAATTTTGTTCAGTATCCCGCTTATATTAGCCTTCTGTGGTGATTGGGGTAGGAACATTGTTTCAGAAGGCTTTGCCGCTTTAGAGGCCATGCCTGATTACTACCAGT